TTCTTTTCGACTTCAGCAATTTGTTTAAGGTGCGCGTTAACATCTGCCTTTGCCGGTTTGACTTTACGTAACTGCTGTAGTGTTTCTTGTGCAGTACCAATCTGTCCGTTAAGTTGTTTAATCTCCCTAATGACCTTGGTGGCCATTTGTGAAATGTCACTTGAAGACATCTTTGTATAGTCAACAGATTGTTGTTTTGCAGGATTAGGTGTCTGCCTTGGTCGTTGTTCACGAGATGTGTCAGTTGTTGCAGGCAAGTCTTCTGTGTTGTCTACTGTTTTGACACCTAACTTTGCTTGACGTAACAGTGCTCGCTTTCTAGTCATTTCTAACTTGCGTTTTTGCGCAGGCGATAGATCCAATTCAGCAATATTTATGTCAAAACCGGGTAATCGACCACCACTTGATGCAACTCCATCTGCCGTAGTTGGCATACTAATCCCATTATTTTTTGCAGTTGCAATACGTTTCACTAGGTCCATTAACGCATTATTTTTTGCTTCTGGCGTTGTAGCTTTTTCAAAATTTGAAATCGCCATATCAATGCCCTGCGTAAATGTAGATTTACTTGCAACAAGACTTTTACGAGCCTTACTATCTGCGCCAAAATTAACTAAATTAATAGCATCGGTTATAGCAGTAGTGACAAGATTCTTTTTGGATGTTTTCCTGTCGTCTATGCGCCCTTTACCTTCACCAATGTCTACTCCAGCACCACGAACATTTGGTGCTGATTTGACATTTCCAGCTTCTGCTTCTGCTGTGACGACATCTCCAGCATAACCGTACACAGCGTCCATAAAGGACATTCGTGCTCGATTATTGTTCTTGTCATCATAAACAAGACTTGTAACTTGGTCTTTTACAGCTTGTTCAAATGCTGGACGCAATTCAGGAGTAATGTCTACATCACTTGTTCTATCTTCAAGAACAGACTTTACGATACGAGATATCTGTGCTTCTTTATCTGTACCTGAGCCTTCTTGCAGGTATATGTTACGTGCAGTTGCAAATGCACTTTGAATTTTAGTTTTGTGGTTTTGAATAATAATGTCTTCAGCTGCTCGCCTGTCACCAGCATCAACCTTGTTAATGACATCACGTTCAAGTCTGCTTTCACTGCTTCGTGGCCCAGATGTTCCATTCATTGTTCCCGGCGCACGACTATCTGGCTTAAAATCACGTCCTCTCGCAATTTCTAAAATAGAGTGCAATGCGCTTCCTTGTCTACGACTCATGTCTGTGACAACGCGTTGTAACTCCTGCTGAGTAATACCTGTCTCGCCCAACTGCTTAATGACGTTCTCGTCACCAGTAAACAATACATACTTAGCAAATGAATCAACTGCTTCAGGGAAGTTTTTAAATGCGGTATTTAATTCTGAATGCAATTGATTAAACGATGAGACAACGTAATTTGCAGGTAAGCCATACTTGCCCTGTGAGGCACCCTGAGTAGCAACCGTAGAAACACCAACGCGTTCTGTTTGCTGATTTGTGCGAACCTTTACCGTTTTTGGTTTTCCATCTTCACCAATAACAGGTACATATCGACCCTCTTTTAATTGGAATTGTTGTACGTTAGCTGTACCTGTTTTAGGATCAACATCATATGACTTAATTAAATTCTTATCATTGATTGTTCTACCATTGACGTCTACAGGCATGAGTTGCACGGTAGATCTTGTGGATTGACGTGCACCCTCAACTAAATTAATTCCTGAAAATAATTTTTTAAAGTTGACTTCCGAACCACCAGATGACCAGTGATCTAACATATCAAGCGTCTGATCCAACCTAGCAGAACCAGTGACCTGACGAGGACGCATGAAGTCAGGTGTGCCATCACCTTTTAATTGGAAGCCTGTAGATACACCAACGCCACCAACTTGCGATCTAATGTCATCAGCTGACGTGATCAGTGAATTTAATTGACCAAGTGCACCGCGTAAGCCAGTGTACTGATCCGGTGTTAACACAGATGGGAAATCTGCAGACGCCTTAGCCGACTTTAGAATATATTCATCACCGCTTTTCTCGTACATGTCTAAGTTGGATTTTAAACGTGTCTGCATTGCCTTGGCAGTGTCGTACATTTCTGCACCTGCCTTATCAACATACAGAACTCCGTTTTCATCTGCAGGAATTCGCATTAACTGCTTAAGGTCACTGACTACATCAGCCATTGTCTCTAAACTAGCTTTTGATCCACTTACAACACGAGCACCTTTACTCATATCGCCAAATTCATTTTGAACGATGTCTAAGTTTCGTGTTCTTCCTAATGTAAAAGTATTTCGTTTGCTTAATTCTTTAAATCTAGGATCGGTCTGTAATTGCTTCATTAAAGATGATGGGTTTTCAGCACCTTCAAGTAACGATTGCATTTTTAAAATATATTTACGATCATCAAAACTAATCGGTGAGCCAGACTTAGATGTTACTTGCAATGTAGAGTCTGGATGATTTTGTAATCTAAAATTTGTCGTCTTTCCATCTGGCGCTTCACCAGTAGTTAATGCTTGTTGTGTAGCTAAACGTGGAGTAGCAAAACTAAATAATGAAGACGGAACACCTTGTTCAGCAAACAATGCACCAAGTAACTGATGTGGTGTCATATCTGTACGTAATGGCTTTACATCACGTTTAATATCAGCTTCAATCATCCGCTGTTCCGACGCTCGCATGTTACTTACTAAGTCTGAACCAGCGCCCGTAGATACGCCAACTGTACGACCGCTGTCATATCCTTCTACTCCAGTATCGCCATACATCATTTGCAAGGCTTGAGTTGTGTAATATGGAGCAGCTTTTTTTGCAGCAGAAACATTGTTATTGTTTTGCTGGTCTATTTGTGCTGCTTGCATATCTTTTACATAAGCAGCCTCACGCCCAGAGAAATTTGGTTCAGTAATTTGTCGCAATGTTGCGGCTATGTCAAACTGTCCACCAAACCGCCTAGCCACAATATCGTTACCCATAGCCTCGTTGAAGCTAAAGGCTTTTCCCATGTTGCGACGCTCGTACATGTCAGCAACATCCATGTAAATAGAATCAACTATATTTCTACGTACAGTATTAGATTCCGTCCAATCCACTGAAGACATACCTTCAGGTTGCTGTATTGCCAATGGACCTAATACGCTTGTTGCAACGTCACGCGCAGCAACAAATGCTGGAGCATTACCACGCGACATGCTAGTAAGAACTTTTTTGGCTACACCACTAACGGACTTGTTAATTCCTGTGTAAACCGCATCAAAACGACGAGTTTTTGTGCGCTCTGAACGATCTTTCTGTGATCCGAATTTAGTAGCAAAAATAGAATTTTCATCGCTACTCATTGCTTCCATTAACGCAGGTGATACTTCATAAACATCTTGCGGGCGATAATCTGGATCACCAGCTAATTTAAATAAATCAATTGCATCGTTAAATGTTTCGGTGCTATGCTTTGAACCCGGTTTAGATCCACGATCAAAATAATCTGCAATAGCAGCTAAGCCATCGTTTAATATACGTTTTTGCCCATCGGTACGAGCATTACCTTGGAATGTATTAAAGGTTTCTAGCACCTTGTACATTGGACTATTTCGGTCAGCATCAGTAGCGCCATTGAATACACGCCTTGCTGCTTCTGGCAAACTTACACCAGCCGTAACAGCTGATCGCAACTTTCCAACCATCGTCATAGTTGGGATTTCATTCCCTTGAAAAGACGATAGTAATTTCTCGCTATCTAAATCAGCAGTAAAGTTAGTTGACCGAGGTTGGTTTGCAGCTGGATTCTCTCGTGTTTCAAATTTTTGTTGTGGATTTGCTCCCGGAATAAAGTCCTTTGCAGTGCCAAATTTCTTTTCACCCGGAGTAAATGGTTTATCAAAAAAGTCTACAGCTTGACGCAGATTCCCTTGTTCATCTAATAAATTCTGACCACCAACAGCTGGTGCTTCTGGTGCCTCTTGTTGTGCAGGTCGTGTGCCTTTACCCATCCATTGACCCAGAGATGGTGCAGGTGCAGGTACTTGCACTGGTTTTCGTCCAGCCATACCCGTTTCAAGTTGTTGTGCTAAGCCAGCATCCTCACCAGCAGCCATTCTATTTTGTGCTGCACGATACTGTTCTTCTTCTTCAGTGGTGCGAGACGCTGGTACATCTAACTCACGTGGTTTTCCGGATCCGTATCGTTGCAAAAATGCACTAGCAACGTCTCCAGCTTCGCCCTTGTATTCACGTCCTACTTGCCCAACAGCAGTGCTTGGCCCCGGAGCAAAAATACCGCTTTTTTCTGGCCTAACATCACGTATTGGTAAATTAGGATTTGCAAATGATGTTGATAAATCTCCTACATCAACAATTGGCTTTTGTTGTGCTGTTCCTTCGAGGCGCTTGTTGTAATCAGCTAATCGTGTTTTTACGTCAGCTTCTGACTTAGCCTCTGCATCTTGAACCATCTCTTGTGCTTTTGTTGATACAGGTTTACGAACTGTTTTAGTAGGACGAACAACTTGTCGTCCAGCCTTTTTCTCTTCGTCAACCATCATATTCATTAATGCAGAGGCCATAGATCTCTCCTACTTCTTAATACCAAGTGCCTTTGTAATTGGTGCACGGCTAGGTCCAGCTTTTGCTGTAGACGTTTTACCAGCAGTGCCCTTAGACATCACACCTTTTTTAGGTGGCATAACAGACTTTGCGGACGTAGCTTGTCCACGCTCGTTAAACATACGTCCTTGTCGCTGTCCAACAATTTGCTCACGATTACCCGGAATCATTGGAGATGGAGCACCTTGCATACGAGTTTGCGACTTGGCCTTGTTAATTTGTGCTTCATTCATTGATAAAGCATCACTCATTGCCCCTACTGCGCCTAGCCCTGCAGCAATTGCTCCACCTGCACGTCCAGCACCGCGCATACGAGAGCGCATTGCGTTACGCCGTTGCTCAGCACGGAACTGATTTGCCTTTCGCGTGTTAAGCATCTGCTGTCGCATCTTGCCAGCCATATTAGCTTGGCGCTTGTTTTCGTCATTGGCTAATGCTTTTCCCTGATATTCTTTACCTGCACCTAAAGCAGCTGCATTGCGCTTACTTACACTTGTGCTTATTGTCGGATCCATGCCGAATCTTTGGCGTGAAAAACTTGGTGCAGATTTCTTTGGTTTTTCAACTTTGACGTTATTCTCACGCCCTAACCTTTGCTGTTTGCGAAATCCAAATGTCGGTTCTTTTGGCATTTTGCTACCTACTTTACTTTTCGTAGGCGTGGGTTTTTCCGTTTAGCCGATGCGGACGCCTTACGTGATGAAGCAGCAAGAATTGCTCCAGCTGCTTCTTGGCTAACCCTTTGCTGTTTAGCAATTTTTCCTTGCACAGCTTTAAATCCCGGATGTTTTCTCAATATTTACATCCGCAATTTGCTTTTCCACACTTAGGGCACTTTTTGCCTTTTCCGTATTCGGCTTTTTCATGCTTTGCCATCATTTTTGACGACATGCCCTTTTTGCTATATTCTTGCTTTTCGGCTTTAGCCATAGACTTACTCATTCCTGAGTGTCCACCAATTTTCATGCCCATCATCTGGCCCATAGTTTTACGCATTAGCAGTTCCACGCTCTCAGAGATTTATTAATTCGGCTATTTGGATCATTAGCTGTTTTTGAAGACGTATTCTTTGCCTTCATGCCAGACATACGCGCACAAAAAGAGGCACGACGTCCTGCGTCTGCCTTTGTCTTTGGGTTTGGTGCTGGCGGTTTTAAATTGGCTCCTGTTTTACGCTTAAAATGTGCGCGACCAGCAGCGTTTAATCCGCCTGATGGATTTTGATATTTTTTAACAACTCCCATTTGATCACCTCTATGCATTATACATAAAAAAAGTCCGCATATAGCGGACTTTCATGTTAGTCATCTGCAAATGGATCATCTATATCATCTACTTTTAATTGACCAGCTGGCTTAGGATTTGGCGGACTACTATTTAATCTGCTTTCAATCTCTTCTTTCTTACTATCAAGTAGTTGCCAATTGTCAATAATGATTTTAACCGTCTGTTGCTTTGCGCCTTCCTTGTTTACGTATTGCTCTAGTTGTATTTTGCCAACAATACCTAATAGGCGACCCTTAGTTGCATATTCAGCAAGCGCGTCACCACCTTGACCAAATGCAACACACGTAAAGAAGTCAGTCTCTTTCTCTCTTCCTTTTCGATCTACTGCAAGTCGCACGTTGCAAATAGATTTTCCATTAGGTGTTTGACGAGACTCCGGGTCCGCTACTAAACGCCCAACAATTGTGCACTGATTAATCATTCTTTTCTCCTAAATGGTATTTCTCAAACGCTTTTGTAGTATTTGGAAGCACTTTACATAAAACATTCCAGCAATCTGTAGCAATTTCACGGTGTTCTTGCTGTGTATGGCTATCCATGCGCACTCTACAGTAGTGCAACCAGTCTCTTACAGTGCCTTTCATATACATTCTAGTGCCTACGCATAATGGAAGTACCATTCTTGCTGACTCTAAAGCAACTCCAGACTTTACAAGGTCGTCATAAGCTCTTATTGCTACCAATACAGGAGCAAGGGCCTTGTTGTCCATTTGAAATTGTGTCTCTGGATCGTCAAACATCAAGCTACTTTGACGATTAGTGCTACCTTTACGGCGCATAACAGGAAGATCTAACTCAATCTTGCTTGGGTTTGCGTAACGTTGGCTAAATTCTTGGAAATGGAAGCTTCTATGACGCAATATTTGCGCTGCAATAGCTCTAGATGTGTAGATTTCCATGACTACATCTGACATCTGGAACACAGACCAATGTTCTTTCCTCATACAGTAGTTTAATAACTTGACGTAATCAGGATTATCCTCATTATCCGATGATACTCGTGCAAGATGAACCATGAATTCTTCAGCATCAGGCTGAATATACTTAAGTGTAGCTGCCACCTTTCCTCCATACCCCAGACGGGAGTCGAACCCGTACACCTTGCGGTAACAGATTTTAAGTCTGTCGTGTCTACCGTTCCACCACCGGGGCTGATGGCCTATTGTACCATAATGTAATACATGGTATATTACTCATGAAACGCGATGATATCTTAAAAGTCCGCCCATCATGCCACTATAGCGACAGTTAGGACGAGCGAATCTAAAGGCCCCTTCACAGAGGGGCCTTTTTTATTTTACTGATCTATCGCTGTTTCGTTGAAATGATCTATTGGCAGATGGACTCTTTAATATCAAATTACTCATTGAGTTTGAACCACCTTTAGATAGTGGTTTCTTATGATCTATGTCTTTCCCTGTACGGTCAATTCCCTTGGCATCCATAGTTCTACGAGCGCGTTGCCTATCCATGCGTAATGGGTGCTCGCCACGAGCTTTTTGCTGAGCGTATTCTTTCTTGTATGGCCTAGCTTTATTTACGTAAGGCATCGTTATCTCCTTTGTGCTCTATTATCTCAATTCCATCTAACTGAGATAATCTCCACATGGCGTAATACTTCGGAATACTATTCTTGTCTAACTCATCATCGGATATGTCGCGCTCTTTACACCATTTACGGAAATTCAAATAACTTCCATAGTCAGTAATCTTTTGATAGATGAACATAATGCCACTAGCAATTATGATTCCTACTAGAACTGAATCAAGTTGCATCTGTGATAATAGCTGTTGCACGTACTACTTTCCTTGCTGATTTACTTCCACCTGAATATGGAACAGCAAGCCCATCGCGGACTAACTGTTCGTTAAGTGTGCAATACCCCTTGTCGCTGCGTACAGTGACCAACCTGCGCCCATACTTGTCTGCCTTAGCTTCTACTTGGATTGTAAATTTTTCAAGCCTAGCTGCTGCATCATCAAACCAGAACTTGGCTTCTAGGACACATTTCTTCCCTTCCGCCGTTGTTTTCTCCGGTGTATCAATTCCGTGGAGCCTACAATGCTGATCCACCATCCAGATGCCAAAACCAAGATCGATATCACAAACAAAAGTATCGCCATCAATGACTCGTTTAAACTTGATTCCGTATTCATACATGTGTTGATTATAACAAAAAAGACCAGCGTGACAGGGCTGGTCTTTTCTGTTTGCAGAGTTTGAGTATGTCGGACAGAAGAGGAGTTTTCTGCTTTCTATACAAAGCTCACCTCTCGGTGGCAAAAGAATAATACCACCATACGGGAGAAAGAGTAAGGACCGTACGGTGGCATCATCTTCCCCAGTGCGTTTACGTGCATGGGGGACTCCTACTGCTGGGATCGAACCAGCGACCATCCGGTTAACAGCCGGAGGCTCTACCACTGAGCTAAGTAGGAAAACTGTCAGTTAGCTTTATTAGCTATAGTCCGTAGGTAGTCCGTGTAATGCTCTATCGCTCTTCTCACGAACCAGCTCCGATTCCGCTTCCCTGCATATGCCTCTATACTCGCTAACATCTCCGGTGTTAGGCGTAGTACCAACATAGCTGGAAAGTTTAATGGACGTATCCGCTTGGGATTGTTCTTCATGTTGTGCTCCCGGCAATAGGTTTTTACACACGCTAAGTACAGTGTCTGCATAGTCAGTGTTTTTTGTAATAGCGTACGCTAAAAACCACAGTGCCTTTAATACATCGTCATCGTAATTAGAACCACTCTTTTTGCCAGCCCTTGCAATGTAAGCAAGAGCCGTAAAAAGATATCGGTCAAGGTTCCAAGCGTCAGCTGCGTGTACAGGCTGTAACTTACTCTCGTTGTAATACGCCATACTATACTCCTGTAGATCCAAATCCACCAGAACCACGTGTGGTTTCAAACAACGATCCCGACTCAACCACTACAGGCTCACACATACACACAGGAGCAATAACGAGTTGCGCTATGCGCATCCCCGGCACAAACACAAACGTGTCATCACTCATGTTCTTGATAATGACCTTTATCTCACCTGTGTAATCTGCATCAATCGTGCCGGGGCTATTTAAGACCACTATGCCGTGCTTATATGCCATTCCGCTACGAGTACGCACCTGCGCTTCAAAGCCTTTCTCTAGCTTGATTTTCATGCCTGTAGGCACTAATACAATCTGATCTGGGCGAACAGGCACAGTCTTCTCGCCGATGTACTGTAGATCTATGCCTGACGCTTGTTCTGTAGCACGTCGTGGATCAAATAGATACTCACTAATGCTATTACCGCAATAAATAATTTCAAGGTGCGTCAACCTTGTTCACCCTCTTCACCGTCTGCGTCTACAAAACAAACAATACTGTCAAGCGCCAGCATCAAAAAGTCGATTACAAAACGAGCTGGAACCTTTACTCCGTCGTTACGGAGATTAGCACAGTGCTGCGCAGCCTCAACTAACGACAGGTTGGTTACATAAGCTGGATCCTCATCCTTGCGCTTTACTGTCACAGAGTAGCCAGCTGTAGCACTCTGCTGCACAGTTACTTCACTGTCATTACCGTGGGTCAACAAAAACATGGCACACCTCAATATATGTATAACATATGGTACCACAATTGTATGGGACCCTTTTTCTACGCGGGTAAATGTGTTTCTCCGATGGGAGAAATAGTATAGAAGATAGAGAGAATATATCTGTCGGAGTCACAACTAACTATCGATTGAGAGGGCAGGGGGTTGCGGGTGGGTGGGCGGTGGGTGGGGGTCGGCCATGGGCTATCTAAGCAACAGCTGCAAGCTGCCACCTCATGTGTGTCGGTAGCGTGCAGTTCGCTCCCGGCGGATGCGGAGCGGGTGAAACGAACGGGTTCACCCGCTCTTATTCGTTTCCGTTCGTTTAGTTGGGTTTAGTTGGGTTTAGTTGGGTTCACCGATACTTGGAGGTATCAACAATGTCTACGTCAATCGTTCGCGCTTTTCTCGCTCATGCCAATGAAACAGGTTTGCCTATCGCCCGTGATGCGGCAATCAAGATGAAACAGTCGGAAATCGGCGAGATTCGCGCCGCCCGTCTGGGTTCCGACGCTATCGAGGCGGCACGTCAAAAGTCTGTCAGTGTGTGCAAGAAAGTAGTCACCGACTACTACACTGACGGCTACACCGACTTGGAGCACATCACCGATGCTATGCGTGTGCTTGCAGATGCATGGGGCAAGGGCATCGAGAAGGTCGATGTTCCAGAGTCGGTCAAGGTGGCCAACTCGGAACTGCTGGCTTGGAGGAAGAC